GGGACGAGTCCAGAGAAACCTATAGTTTTAGGATTTTTATAAGCCAAACTGACAAACCTCTACAGACCCCTTATACAGGGAACATACTAAATAATATGAGAATTTTCTTTATAGTAGTTTGCACTTCATATAAAAATATATCAATATAAGGGTTTGACAAAAGATTAAACATTATGGTAAACTTTCTGTTAAATATAAACGCATAGTAACAAGGAATAACAATGGCAGATTTGCTTCACACTCAGAAAGAAGTTTTAAAACTCTTAAAGAAAAAAGGTGTAGCCACGTTCAACAAATCGTCATTCAGTGAAGCAGTTAAAAGAGGTCAAATACCTTATCGTACTGAAGAAGGTGTCCATAATAAATTGTACTTCTACCCTGAAGTTGCTAAGGCAATTAAACAAGCAGGTATTGGTGGAATTAAAGGTGTTGATAAACCTAAGATAGATGATATTACTGACCCACCATCTACTCAAAGTAAGCTAAATGATTTACCTGACCCACGCAACGGACAATCTGAAGATGAGTATAAAGAGATTGTAGCAAAACAGCTTGGGGAAGATGCAACCATTACTGATGCAAATATCTTTAAGACAATCTACGCAGGTAAATTAGAGAAGCTTAAATATGAGAAAGAGTTAGGTTTATTAATCCCTCGTGAAGAGGTTGAAGATAAAGCGTTTAGTGTAAGTCGTGCTATACGAGACAAGATACTCTCTATACCAGAACGTATGTCAAGTGAGTTAGCTAGTATAGATGACCCACACGTTATAAAAGAGTTGCTTTACAAAGAGTTCGGAATGATGTTAGATGGATTTAGTGAGGATAGTTTTTTATGAATGAATACATAGAACACTCTAAAAAATATTGTTGCTGTGGTGGTCATAACCATTCTAATGTTAAAAAGAATAAATTACACAATTCTACAAAACGTAAGTTGTTAATAAAACAAACTAGAAAGTTAATGCAGAAGTTACGAAATGATTAAGAACCCATTAATACAAGGCGTACATAATGGTTTCAAACCTGACCCACGTTTAACCGTTACTGAATGGTCAGATACTTATCGTATACTAACTTCAGAGGCTAGTGCTGAAGCAGGTAGATGGCGAACAGATAGAACGCCTTACCTAAAGGAGATTATGGATGTTATGTCACCGTCAAGTCCTGTTCAACAGGTTAAAGTTATTAAGGGAACTCAGTTGGGATTTTCTTCAATCGCTGATAATATCGCTATGTGCTACCTTGATTTCTACCCTTGCCCTATTCTTTATATACTTCCTACAGAGACTTTAGCTAAAGGTACAAGTAAAAGACGTATTACTCCATCACTGAGAGCTATACCTCATCTAGCTAAGAAGATATTGGGTGGTAAGAGTAAAGCTGACATAGGTGAGACTTACACAAAAGCAGTTGCAGGTGGAAACCTCTCTTTAGGGTGGTCGAACTCTACAGCGTCTTTCCGTTCATTCTCTGCTCGTGTAGTAATACTAGATGACTGTGATGGTTATGGTTCATTTGGTGAGGGTGATGTTATGGAACTTGGTAAAGCTCGTGCAGATGCTTTTGCTAATAAAAAGATTTACATCAACTCTACACCTACTATAGAGGGTATTAGTAACATAGCTCCTGAGTTTGACGATAGTGACCAACGTGAGTATGATATGCCTTGCCCTGAATGTTCTACATTAATCCCATTTCATTGGGAGTTTATGCAGTATGAAGTGGACACTAAAGGTGCATTAAAAGGTGATATTCATTGTGCTTGTCCGAATTGTGGAACATTAATACCGGAATATAAAAAGACAGTAATGATGTCTAAGGGTGTTTGGCAACCTCGTAATAAAGGTCACATACATAGAGGCTATAAACTTAGTTCTTTTTATTCACCTCTTGGTTGGTTATCTTGGAATGAAATAGCTCGTGAGTTTATTAAAGCATATAAGCTTATGGGTGATGGTGATGCAAGAGCTATGCAGGTATGGCAAAACACCCGTAACGCTGAGGTATGGAAACATTCTCTTGATGGTGTAGACATTAAAAGCTCACACGATAGAGTTGAGGATTATGAATGTCAAGTGCCGGATGAAGCTTTTATATTAACCTCAGGTGTTGATACACAAGATGACCGTTTTGAAATAGAAGTTGTAGCTCACGGTAAGAATGGCGAGACTTGGAGTGTTGATTATAAAGTTATCTCAGGTGACCCACAATTTCAAGAGACTCAGGATATGTTAGATAGATATTTAGCTCAGGACTTTACACGTAAAGATGGTTTTATAATGAAGATTATCGGTACAGGTCTTGATACCGGTGGTCATAGAACTAAAGCTATGTATGAATATTGTAAAGCTCGTGCTAACCAAAAAGTGTTTGCATTAAAAGGTGCTAACACAATAACTGCACCTGTAACTAATAAGCGTTTTAATCAAATGATACCCAATGAATTAACACTGTTTAGTATTGGGGTACATACTTTGAAAGATGAGTTTTATTCTAACTTAGCTATTACAGAAAAAGGTGCAAACTTTTGTCACTTCCCTAATAAAGATGTGTATAATGATAAGTATTTCAAGATGCTCACAGCAGAGAAACGTGATGAAAAAGGTAAATATGTAAAAGTTAGGTTAAGAAATGAAGCGTTAGATGTTCGTATATATGCTTTAGCTGTTATGGCTATACTTGGTGTTGATGTAAATGAATTACCACGCCCTGTAATAGAAGTTGGTGAGGTGACCCCTCAACTTTCAAACAACCCTAAATATCACGACACGGTTAACTTAATAGGGACAAGTTGTGATTACCTTGACGAGTTTTAACATATTATGTTATACTTTCACAGAAAATAACATAAGGATGTAATTATGGCAGTAGTTTTAAAGACTTGGGGTGAGCAACTTCAAAATGTTCAAAAAGCTATTGAAGCTGTACTTACTTCACAAAGGTATGAAATAAATGGACGTATGGTTCAACGTGCAGACCTAGAGTGGTTACAGAAGCGTGAGATTTATTTAACTCAACAATATGAAAAATTTGGTGATGTAACTGTTGGTACAGGAATTGTACGTGGTTCTGCTCAGATAAGTTTTGGTAACGGAGAGTAATATGATAAACCCTATAGATTTTATACGTACTTTATTAACTAAAACTGCTTTTGAGCGTGGTTTTTATGAGGGTGGTAAAATCACTCAAACAAATAAAGACTTTTGGAACGCAACTTCTGATTTTGAAACTACGGCTTCACCTGACCGTGATAGAATGAGAGCAAGAGCTAGATGGTTATCTGCAAACAACCCAATTATGGATAATATTGATAATGCAATTATTAATAATGTTATAGGTACGGGTATCTCTTTACAATCAATTACAGGTAAAGACAAATTTGACAAAGATGTAGAAGAGAAATTTGCGTTATGGGCTGAGACACCAAGTATGTGTGATGTTACCGGTAGGTTTACTTTCTATGATATGCAACGTATGATTCTAAAATCCCGTATGGTTGATGGTGAGATTTATATATATAAGAAAGTAACTAAAGATGGTTTGAAGCTACAACTAATTGAAGCTGACGCTATTGATTCAGGTCGTCAAGATGGCGGTATTGAATTAGATGCTACCGGTGTTGTTAAAACGTATCATTTTAAAGATATTAAAGGTGTATCATTTTCTATAAGTGCTGAGTTTATTATAAACTATTTTGTATCAGACAGACCTTCACAGGTTCGTGGTATATCTGAGTATAAACAAGCCATTGTTGACCTTAAAAACTTTTCTGCGTTTCAGTCTGCATCTATTCAAGGTGCAAGAGCAAGAGCAAATATAGCTTATGCGGTAAAAACAAATGGTAGTTCTAACTTATATGGTGGTGATATTAAAAATAATATTCAATCAATTAATGGTACGTCTGTTTTATACCTAAATTCAGGTGAAGAAGTTAGTAAGCTTGACCCTGATTCAGTAGCAACGGATTACGTACAGTTCAGTGAGAATACTATTAGGTTAATTGCCACTGCACGTAAAATCTCGTATGAGTTAGCCTTTAGAGACTACTCTAAGGTCAATTTTGCATCAAGTAGAGCGTCATTATTACAAGATTTCAAGCGTTTTGACCAAGAACAACTACATTTAATTCACTATATTTTGAATGATGTATATAAAACTTGGCTTACTATTGCCTCTTTAACAGGTGAAGTTAAGGCTTCAGGGATTAAAAAAGCTCCTACAAAGTGGATAAAACCTAAGTGGATTTTACCAAAACGTGATTTAGTTGACCCTCTTAAAGAGATTACAGCTATTGAAAAGAAAATCAAAATGGGTATCACTTGTGAGTCTGATGTAGCCAACCAAAATGGTGAAGATTATGAGCAAATTCTTATTAAGAAAGCTAAAGAGATTGAGCTTAAAACTAAATATGGCGTACCTGATTATACGTTAATTCCTGATGAAAATTATGGTGAGTATGATTATGACGACGATGACGATAGCGGTAAAACTGATGTAGATGAACACCAAACAGGTGCAGAGTCATCTAATGACAAGAAGGAGAATAAATAAATGCCTAAAATTAATAAGCGTGAAGCGTTAAAAGGACAAACTCAAACAAGAGAGTTTACGGCTAAAGTAATTCGTGCTAAAGAAGCACCGAAAGAAGACAGCACATTATCTTTTGTTTTTGTTAGTGATGATAATGCAGGTATGCGTTTCGATTGGGGTTCAGGTGAGTATTATTCTGAGGTATTAGACGTTAATGGTGCTACTGCTAAAAGATTAAATACTTTCTTTAAAGACCACTCTCGTGATGTGGATAGTGCTATTGGCAAAATCTCTAACTTTAGAGTTGAAGATGGCGAGGTAGTGGGTGATGTTACTTTTGGTAGTGATGTTGATTCTCAAAAGATATATAGTAAATACCGTGAGGGTATTCTTACTGATGTTTCTGTTGGGTATGAGATATTAGACTATGAAGTAACCAGAGGTGCTGAGAATGAACAGGATGTAGTAACTGTTACGAACTTTGATATTTTTGAGGTTTCGGCTGTTGGAATTGGTTTCGATGGTGGTGCTAAAAAAAGGTCAATAGAAACTGATGGGAGTCCTAAGATGGATGAAAAACAATTAGAACGCCTTGCACAGCTTGAAGCTATGTCAAAGCGTAACAAAGATGAGATTACTGAGTTAACTAAACTTACTCAAATGAGAGTAGATGAAGAAGCTAACTCTGAACGTGCAAAGTTTGATGCAGATAAAAAAGTATTAGTTGATGAACGTGCTGAATTAACTCGTGAAAAAGCAATTATGGCTACTGTTGATGATTTTGGTCAACGTGGTGTTGATGCACTTAAAACATTTGGTGATAAAAAGCCTACTGATGTTGAGTTAAGAGCTAAAATTTTAGCTGATTTTGCAGGTAGTGCTAAAGATGTTATTCCTAATGTTGATGTGCAAGATGCTCGTGGTAAAATGATTGACGCTATGGTTGATGGTCTTGCATTACGTTGTGGTGCTAAAATTGAAAAACCGGCTGATGGTGCTGAGGTATATCGTAACTTTAGTTTAACTGATATTGCGTCTGATTTACTTGGTGATGAAGCTCGTGGTATGACTAAAGTTGAACTTGCAAAACGTTCATTAGTAACAGGCGATTTTCCACTATTACTACAATCTGTAGGTAGTCGTGTTTTAACAAGTGAATTTGAAGCTCAAACAGCGTCATATAAAACTTGGATGAAAATGGTTGATGTTCCTGATTTTAGAACAATGACTGATTTAACAACATCATTTGGTGGTGGTCGTCTTAAAAAGATTAAAGAACGTGCTGACCTTAAAAAGATTGGCGGTAAAGAGAAAGCTGAGTCTTGGAAAATCGAAACATTTGGTAATTCATTTGAACTTACTCGTGAAATGATGATTAATGATGATTTAGGTAACTTTATTAACTTAGTTGGTGCTTTTGGTATTATGGCTCAAACAACTGCTAATGGTATTTCTTATGACCTTTTAGAAAATAAAGGTGATTATGCTAACTATAAAATGGCTGACGGTTCAGGTATTTGGGTTGCAGGTCGTAATAACACTACAACTGTAGCGTTAAGTTCTGAAGCAATTTCAGCCGGTAAGTTGAAAATGTCTAAACATTTATCTATTGACGGTAAAACACCACTTAATATAGTGCCAAAATACTTAATTATTCCACCTGCGTTAGAAGTGACTGCTCGTGAAATTTTAGGTGCTTTATCTAAAGTTGGTGCTGATAATGTTAATGTTCCAAATGTTAACAAAGATGCTTATGAAATCGTTGTTGATTCTGAGATTTCTTCTGATACAGCTTGGTACTTACTTGCTGAACGTAGAACTCTTAAAATGGGATTCTTGGCAGGTACAAATCGTTCACCTGTTGTTGAACAAACTCACTCGTCTGTTTCAGGTTCAGAGTTCGAGGGTGTATTTGATATTGGTGTAATGGTTGAGGACTTCAGAGGTCTATTTAGAGGTAACGCATAAGCTTAGGCTTGTGTGTAATTTATTCGGGAGAATATTATGGTAAAGATTTATGATGGTAATGTAAAATTAATGGTTGCATTAGTTGTAACTGCGGTTCGTGATGTAGTTGTATTTGCAGGTAGTATAGGTATCGCTCAAACAGCAGGTGCTATTGGTGACGAGATTTCAGTAGACGTTGTTGGTGTTTATGAGTTCCCTGTACTTAATGCTGATGCTGTTGCTGAGGGTGATTTATTATATTGGGATGCAGGTGCTTCTATAGCTACTGTAGTTTCAACAGCTAACACGTTAATTGGTACTGCTTGGGGAACTAAAGCAGGTGCAACTGATGGTGATGTTGGTATTAAAATAGGCTAAGGGGTAGGTTATGGACTTTGCAACTTTGGTACAGAATGATGTTAATGATATTTTCTTACAAGAGTTTAGCCAAACTGCTATTTTTAAGTCCTCCACTACCTTGAAAGAGATAAAGGTTCAATTTTTTGAAGAACCTTTAGACTCTATACCGACAACTTCACATTTTGCTTGGGCTAGTTATACTGAAGTGAAAAGTGTTGCAAAAAATGATACCTTAGAAATAAATGGTATCTTATATGGAATAGTTGATTTTGCTCCTGATGAATTTGAGAGTGGAATTAATATGTTCCTACAAAAGGCGTAGTTATGGATATATGTAGTTTAACAGAACCGGAAATAGTAAGTTTTTTAGTTGATAGTGCTGAAGTAGAGGGTGAAACATCACCTAGATGTGTTGTTATGACTAGGCAACAAACTAAAAACTCTATAAGACGTACTGTTAGATTTGCATTAATCGTAACTTCAAACAATATTGCATTAATTAACGCTTTAATACTGAAATGTCTTGAAAAAGATGAAGAGTTATATTTTGTGGGTTCGGAGGTGAATCTACAAAATAACTTGGAAATTGATTATCTGTATTTTGAAGCGTTAATTTATGCTACAGCAAAGGCTTAATTATGGCAAAAAGTAAATATTACAATACAGGTGGGGGTTCACTTAAATTTACTCCTATTGTGGATGGTGTGCTTGGAACTGAAGAAGATTTTGGTCAAACTGAGAACATTTCGTTTTCAACTGAGATTGAAACTCTAACTCACGACAACACGGAAACTTGTACCACTTATGAGGATATGAATATCCTTAAAAAAGTTACAGGTAAATTAAACATAGAGACCCTTGAAATTAGTCCAACTATGTTAGTAAGAGCGTTTTTAGGTAAAGATAATTCAGCAGAAGTTATTGAAAACACAATCGCAACAACTCCGGCAGATGGTTTTGTAACTAATACAGTACACGGTGATGCGTATGCTATCGGTGTAAAACACTTAGATGACTCAACTATTGTTGTTAAAGATGATACAGATATTACTACGTATGTATTAGGTACTGATTACACTTTAAATAGAATGGGTAATATTACTTATATTACATTTATTGGTGCTACAATTATTGCAGGTGATATATTACACATCACAGCAGATAATGTTGCGTATAATGACATTTCTATTGAGGGTTACATTGAGACTAAGTTAGAGGGTGTATTAACATTCACTTCTTGTTCTGCAAATGGTGTATCTTATACATATACTTTCCATAGAGTTTCATTACTTGCGAGTGGTGACTATATGCTTAAATCTTCAGAAGAATTTGTAAAGATTGCGTTTGAAGGTACTATGTTGGCTTCAGAGCTAATTTCAGGTGATGGTATATCTAAACTGTTTAAAATCGAAGGTACAGAATTAACTGTATAGTAGGTTTATAACACTCTTCTAGGAGGGTGTTATTAAATTTATAAAAAGGATTAAATTATGGCTACTACATACGAACGAGGCGAAGGTAAAGAACCTATAATTTGTCAATCGTTAACTTTTGGGTACTTATATGATATAGAGGTAGGTGTTGTAACAGACGATAATCTATCTTTAGCTATTATGGATAGTACAGGTATGGATATGGATATGTTTAGGTCATTAAGACGAACTGAAATACCTATAATTTGGGAAATTATAAAAAGAGAGACATACCCTGAAATCTATGATGAAGACGGGAACGAAATTCCTGATGATGAAGATGATGAACAGGTCGATGATAAAAAAAAAGTCTAGCTTATACTAAGGCTAGATTAATTAGGAACGGTCACATTGATGTTATGAATTACCGTTTGACTTTTGTAACTGTAGCCTTAAATGAAATAGCAGATGATATCGAAGAGAAAATACGTTATAATGCGTTATCAACTAGACTAAGCAAACTTGACCCTGATGAGTTTAATAAGTTTATGAAAGAGATTGAACCTAAGCAGAAAGGTAAACAAGAGACAATAGTTGTTGACCACGTTGCTCAAATGAAACAGGCTACGCAAGGATAAATTATGGCTGATGATACTCAAAAAATTATAATTGACATACAAGCTCGTACCACCAAAGCTACTAATGAAATAAAGAAGCTAAACAAGCAAATAGGTTCATTAAATAAGCAAGTAGATAAATCAAATAGGTCTATGAAATCAACAACGGGTGCTGTTACTAAAATGGGTGCATCATTTAAAACACTAAGTCAACACCTTGCAAGACTTGTTGTTATATATGGTTCTTTTCAAGCAATTTCAGGCACTATAAAAACTTTTGCAGATTTTGAGCAAACCATAGCAACACTAGGTGCGGTGTCAGGAGCTACAGGGGAGCAATTAAAGAACCTTGAAGCCAAA